GCTTTGTTTGGTAGTCTTAAACCTTCACCAATTTTTTTTAAATGATCCATACAGCACGCTCCAAGCCAATGTTCTCCGTCTTGTTTTAAAAACGGGCCTGCTGGACGCTTACAATAAGCGCATAGAGCAGGCCTTCTTTTACCATCAAAATTAAAATGGTGCTTCATCGTCAGTAGTAGATCCTACTGCTGCTAAGTCTGCCTCTGATGGGCCAGCTTGTATTGGCTTCTCACTAACAACCTTTGGCTTTGCATTAGTTGATTGCCAAGTCTCACCAAACTTTTCATCGATTTCAAGATATCCTGTATCGCCTTTTATTAGTTCAGCAGATACACTTTTACCCATAAATGCAGTAGAAGTATCTTTTGGTGGTTCTTTAATACCCATAGCTTGCGCCATAAGTAGCATTGACTTAATGCCTTTATCAACCACAGCAGCGTTGTTATGCGCAACAGAAAAGACATGACTAATTCTTATACCAGAATCACCCACTTCAAAATACATCTTGCACCCGCGCCATCCGTTCTTACCTTCTATCAACGCCTCTTCTTCACCTTGCCAATGCAAAACATGTCTGCCTGGCTCTACTTGTCCTCTGCCTTCACCGACAGTATTTACATCATAATTTGTTAAATCCATTATTTACTCCTTTTTTAAATCCAACATTTATATTCAACGCAATCATCCTCTTCAGACCCGCAGTAGTTACAATAACCGTCTGTATACTGTGGATCTTCACCAGGATCATACTCGTTGTACTCTAATAGCAATATCTCGTTCATCTCAACATCTGCTCTCTGATTTCTTTCCAATCAAAAGGCATCTCATTATCCAGACCAAACCTGTTCTTAGCTTGGAAGCCAGGTGTTTCTTGAGTGAAGATAGTTCTATCACCTTGTTTTAGTTTAGTAGTCATACCACCGCCTTTGCCTTTTACTTGGATAGTACCTATCTTGTAATTAGCAAAAAATACAGCGTCGCTGTGTTCTATGACTAGATCAGCTGCTTTTCTGTGCAACTTAATTTGATGTCTATCATGTGGTTCACTTGATGGATCTTCATACCTTCTAACTTCATTGTGTGCAATTTGTAAGATAGTAAAACCCTTATCTCTTAATTGGTTTAATAAAGCTAGGTACTCCTTCCATATCTCTATACATGCGCTGTAACCTTTACCGTATGCTGGTGCAGATATATCTGGCCAACCATTCTTTTCACAGACATGCTCGTGCATTAATGTTTCTAACCAATCCAAACTATCTACTACAACAGTTTTAAATTCTGATTCGTCATCAATTAATGCTTTAAGATTACCAACAAACTCGTTATAAGATTTAGCCACAGGAAAATGCGGACACTCTATCTTACCGATACCATCTTCAGCTTGTACTATAATTGGTTTATTCATAGTTGCGCCAAAGGTTGTTTTACCAATACCACCAGGTCCATAGATAACCATGATTGGTGGTTTTAGTTTTGCTTTCTGTCTTATATTAGCTAGACTCACTCAGCCACCTCTATTACAGGTTCGCTTTCAAGTGACTCTTTAAGCCTTCTTGAATACTCAGCTCTTAATATGTCAAGCTTCTCTACTTCAAAATTAGCATTACCAACAAATTCATTCTTTTGTTTTTCTAGTACTGCTAGTTTGTTATAAAGCAAACCTTGCTCATCATTAAGGTCGTTAAGGTTGTATTCCTTACCGCCCTCTTCAAAGCTAAAAGTATTTACTTCATTATTTTCTTCTACCATTTTAGTCTCCCTTTTGGTTTTGTTTATAAGTATCACATACGTCTTTAGCATTACACCAACGGCATCCGTCTTTACTATAGTTATATGTGGGTATTTCTTCAAAGCAAGCATCAGCTGCTGGCTTTAAAGTTTCATAAGCCCAATCAACTAAATTAATAGCTGATATGGAATATGATCTGATAGGACCATCTCTATGCCAACCTCTTGGTTGTACGATAGTCATTTGAACTGTGCAGTCATCACCGTATCTAGTCAATGCACCTAACGCATAGATACGCATCTGTGGGTTGTCTGCTTCAACCGCCCACTTACCTGTCTTTAAATCTATTATTTCTATGGTGTCTTTACCAATAAGAATAGCATCTGCTGTTCCCCATAGATCTGTATGTATCTCTGGCATGTTTACCCTCTCTTCAATCAAAGGTCTTTTAATATCTAGTTCTTGCACTCTTTTGTCTATGTACTCTACATAAGTATTAGCGCAGTCAATCATCTCTTGATCTACTGTAATGTCAAAGTCTTCTACATGATGCGTAGTGCCTAAGTAATACTCTTCTATGGTTAGGTTATTAAGTCTACCTTTTAATAGTGTCTCTACCATTTCGTGAATCAATGTACCAGTAGCAGCGGGTATGCCTACCTTGTATTCTACATCCATGCTTGCAAGTAATTGTGGCATACCTGGACATGCCATCCATATCTTTGCAGCTGATGGACTTAACTTAGCGTGTGCCATGGACGGAAATGTAAGAGTCTTGTTCCATTCTCTTCACATCATCAAGATCGTATTTAATCTTGCCACCAATCTTAAAGTAGTTTGGTCCTTGACCTCTGTACCTTCTATTATCAATTGTTTTCTTGCTGACTCCCCATCTCTCTGCTAGTTCGTCAACTTCTATGGTATTTGATATGTCAAAATTCTTTTCTGATATTTCCATAAATTTCCCTTTTATTTATATTTTTGTTTATAATATACCAATATTACTAATTTACAAGTAGTATAATAATAAAAAAGTGGAGAAATTTTATGAATAAAACTGTATATGCACACATGAATATAGGAAATGAAAAGGACTGGGATCAAGCAATAGACAAGCTTGCAACCAATAATCAAGTAGCTGGTACACATTATAAGTCAGCCAGAATACAACCCATTGACTATATCTATGCTAACAACCTGTCTTATAACTTAGGTAGTTGTCTTAAATACATAACTAGAACTAAAGGTGATAAGAAAGATAGAGTAACTGATCTAATGAAGGCTAAACACTTTATAGATTTAGAACTACAGATGGTCCATGGCGTAGATTCTGATGGTAACGATATAGGTAAATATTCAGTAGAGGTTTCTCTGGATTAAGAGGTAACTATGAATTTTGATGCGTTTGACGATCCAATTCTTAAAGAAAGAAACGGAAGAAAACCTATCTATGTAAACAAACATCTTGCTAGAAAGTTTAGAGATTTTTGTAAAATGGAACAGAAAGAACCACATGATGTGGCTGAGTATCTAATATCTTTAGGTATGAACTCTGTAACACATTATAAAGATCCTACTGTGTCTGTTGACATTGAAGCTCTTTAAATAGGTTTTCTACATTTTTTAGCGAGTCAATCGCTTGGATATCTTTGTCTTCAACAGATATCTGCTTACTACCATCTGGAAAGAAAAACATTACCTTTTGACAATTTAATGCAACCAAGGCATACACATCTATATCACCTTTATTATAAAACCTGGTCTTAGAGTGAGATCCACATCTAAGATCAAACCTCCAACTCTTTCTAGCTTTCTCTATTTGCTTCTGTGTTTTGACTTGGCACTTGTAAAGAGTCTGGCCAACCTCAAAGACGATGTCGGCTTTAGAACCATGTGGCATCACAGTAACAGTATCAGAAAGGGTAGAAAGCACCGAGGCTACTAAATATTCTCCAGATCGGCCAACTCTTTCTGTTTGGCGCGCCATGAGGTTATTGGGTTTGCCTTTTTAATCGTTCAGGTATTTTTGATTGCGCTTCGTATTCTACAAACTCATCGGCTAATAAATTTATTCTTACCTCTGCTTCTTTTTCTAATTTATTAACTTCATCCTGATCTCCTCTCAGATCAGCTTCTCTTATTTTTTTTCTGTAATAACTTTGTAAATCTAATATTTCTTTATTTTTAAAATATAAATTAGTGTCTCTTGCTTGCTCTGGATCTACTGGATATACGTTTTGACCTACCAATCTCCACCATGCTTGTGGTTTTGTTATAGTTGGATCTCCATAATAGTTTGGTTCTTTTGTAACAGCTTCATACATTTTTCCAGCGAAGCCTTGGTCAGTAAGCCATGTAGGCGCTAACAATCTTGCTGAGTAATTTAACATATCAGCAGCTTGGTCAACTGGCTTTCCTGATGTATCAACTATATCTCTGTTTGTAAAAGGATCTTTGTTTGTTGTAATTGCTGTTGCTAAATTTAAACCAGGACC